TTGCCGGTATATTCCCAGAAAGCAGTAATACGACCAGAGCCGGAAATCAGAGTGTTAATTCTGGAGCGAAACTCGTCGGACAGAACTGTTGTGTCAACCGTCTCGCGTTCAGTATTAATCTCAAAGCTGTTAACCTGCGCCAAAAGACGCGGCGCAGCAGATTCAACAATCACCTCAACAGGCACTGAGCTGGTTGGAGTATTGAGTGCAATCGCATTTGTTTTACCGCCAGTAACTGCATGGGCAAAACTGTCGTAAAGCCTGATGCCGTCTAGCTCGTCAACATAAATAAATTTCTTGACGCTTCCATCTGTATCGCCAGGGATAAACGTAAGAGCACTGCCGTTTGTACTTGTAATTTCAATTTGATCGCCTGTTACCAGCTGACCGTGCTCAAAGTCAAAACTAAATCGTTTTTCAGTTGCATTCACGTCAGCAACGTCAATCGTTGACCGCAACGTGGCACCATTGAAGACACGTCTTAATTCAATTTCGCCGTGCGTACCAAGATATACAGTCATTAGATGTTCACGAAGGTTGGAGCGCCTGACGCTTGGAACGTAATATCTGCCGCAAAAATTTCACCAACTGCCATCGTTAAAGTTACGTTTGTGATTAACACACGCATCTCGATAAAACGACCGTCCGCCGTTCCATCATCCACTTTCAACCGCAAATCGGATCGATATTCGTCTGGTTCGTTGCCTTGGTACAGAGAAGCACTAAGCCCTGGACTTCCGTCTCTTGCTTTGATTACTTTATTAATGAATGAGCTGGCGTTATCTACCGCTGAGTCGTAGTAAAGAATCCGACAGCTGCCGCTGGTGGTGCGACTCTCGGGAAAAAACCGATCATCGGACTCTTCAAGCGTTCTGACGTTCAGCAACGAGATAGTCGTGCTAACGGTCCAATTTTGGACCTGAGCGATGGTATCGCCATCAAGCAACAAGCTTCCGTGCCTTCCGGTGTAGAAAGTAGCCATCAGAGCACACCAATCAGATTTACTGTAACAGTGCTGAAACCAGGCGCTACCTGTGCTACTTGCGGCGGGCCTTCATATCTGTAGTTATTCCCAGAGGCAGCGGCTCCTAGAGCATCTTTATTGCCTTTCCAGCCTTTGCGAGCGTCTTCACCAACGAAAAACGTTTCAAACGTCCCTCGCACTTCGTCAAAGTGATCCAAAAACAGCTCAGCACTCGCGTCTTCGATATTGGCGTAAGTCAATGACAGCCTCATGCCGGTTCGGTTGCTGCCGTACAGGATCCGGTGCTCTTTGCCGTTCTGCGCTTTATAGGTTTTGACGGGATAGTCTCCCGACTCAAACGTCCGAGATGACGGGACAAGTGTAGGGAAGGCCATCAGGGTCGTACCGTAATAACAGAGGTTTCACTTGCGACTAGCTTCGCAAGCTCGCTGACTCCATCATCATCGCAACGATGCTCTGAAGCAACGATGTCCACTGTCCCTTCTTGAGAGAAGGTCAACTGCTCTACGACGTAAACGTTTTGCGAGACTTTTTCGTCTCTTACCGTAAACACTGAGTCATGGAAGGTCGAATCGGACACAATACCGTTGCTTACCTCCATAATCCCCTCTTCAACGTCTTCTGAATCTGTCTTGAAGAAAGATACAGAATACTGACCATCAGGCATGTCCTGCACGCTCGTCACCGCTCCAGTGCTGCTAACCGTTCCATTGTTGGCGCTGTTGTAAGGACTAGAAGTGGTGACTACTTTGATGTAGGACCCTGCACGCAGATTTAACCCATGCACGGTCGTCGAAAAATTAATGGTGTGCGATACAAGCTTGCGAACACCCAAGAAATACTTGGCGACTTGAATGGCATGTTGCTCTGAAGTACAGAACTGCGTTAAATCAAACTGCTCTTGAGGCAAAAGATCTTCTTGCCCTGGCAGCTTAACCTCTACAACTTTTTCCTGCGGCAGTTTATTTTTAGTCTCTTGTCTGTAACGCATAACTGCCTTAAAAGGTCTGCGCTCTTCGCTTCTAAGGTACTCAACCTTGTAACTATCTTCAAGAATGTTTCCAGCGGTAAACAACTGCTCAATAGGTACTGGCCCAAGGTTGATCTGACCGCTGTCTGCCATGTGAGGAACAGCAGGCTTGAGAGAGAACTTGCCATCCATAAGTACAAAGTTGCACAAAAAGTATGGAGCCGCGTCTGTAATGTACTGACGAAGGTTTGTCCTATCTCCAAGAACTCCGTTGAAAAACAATTTCTGTGAGTACAAAAAGCGCGAAGTCTCTTTAAAGTCTTCTATGTTCAGCATCGCAGGGTCTGTATCGGTCTCTTTCATGTTCAGCAACGCACCCGCACCAGCCATTTGATTTGTCAGCAAGTGAAAAACCAAGTCAGTGAATAAATTGCTGGGACCATAGCTCTCTCCATTTGCGTTAAGGCTCTCTAGGTCGTAGACAGAAAGCTCAGGGTGCAATCGCCTGACATGAAGGCCACTGTTTAGCCAACAACGCATTTGATCCAAACTAGTAAAATTGCGACTGGCTTTTAAAGACAACCCAGCGATCGTCAAATTGTTGTAGACAGGAACTCTGGCATTTGGCACAACTTCGTTGACGTAGACAATGCTGTGCTCAGGCTCAGATTCGTTTGACTTTTGGACGAGCCCCCTATAAAGACTAAGGTCTGCGTACTGGCTTTGGCTTTCAAACTCTGTGTCACCAGTAAGGATGGTTTGCTGCTCCACCCTGCCAATATCACCAATCTCATACCTAAACCCAACTTGCGTGTAAGCAGTGATATAAGGATTATCAGACGAAACAGTGACAAGATCATCGTAAGTTTCGCCTTCTCTCCAGTTGTTTGTCGTGTCTGAATCTTGAATTACATCTATTTTTTCAGGATGGTTCCAGCCCTGCGTTTCGCCGCTGAAGTGATTAACCTGCTCTTTTACCGTTGCAGTCATCCGCACTTTGATTTTTTTAGACCCTCTTACATAAGGGATAACAATAGTTTTTTGCTCCCCAATGCCTAAATTAGCTGCGTTGCCAAAAAGCTCGTAATAATACGCTTGGGGTCGACCAACAGCAAAATCACGCCGATCAACGCTGGTTACCCTATATCTTTGGCCAGAAAAGGTCATTGTCCCGCCAGGGTTGTTCGGAACAAAAGGATTGGAGCTTGGATAGGCGTCTGTTGAGCCAGAAGTAGCTCCGAGGCCACGCTTGAACTCAACAATTTCACCGACAGAATAGCCGTGAGAACTTCCTACAACATCACAACTAACAAAGGCCCAAGTAAATGTAACGTTATTGTTTACGCGGGCGTAATGAGTGTCAGATAGTCGTGTTTTGCGCACCGTCCACTTCACAGCTATCCATCTATTTGAACTTAATTTTTCTCTTGTTTGCAAAACTTTTACGCCGCCTTCGTTGATTGGGTCATCGTCGCATCTGCCAAAAATTGTATGAAAAAATGCTCCATTTTTACCAGATATAATGTTGTTGCTGTTTGCGATCTGAGCTTGTTTTTCAATAGCATCTGCTGTTACTACGTCGCCTGCCTGATCCTGCGGCAACGTAATGTCGCGCTCAACTTCCCTGGGTTTATCTGAGGCTGATTCAAAGATTTCTTCCTTAGGCTTGCGAATAAATTCTTTATTCAGCCTGATTTGTGATTTAGTTGTTCTCGCTCCAGCAACCGCCACCACAAATGTGCCCAGCCCTGGAACAGGTGCGTTAAGGCGAAGCAAGGCTTGGTTGTCATCAGACACAGAGGCTGAAAGCCTGATTATCTCTTCGCTGTCTGAAAGAGAGCGCAGCTCAGAAGCAGGAATGCCTACAAATTTAAACTCAAGCTCTGTCGGCGGCAGACCTTGTGGATGAGTGAAGCGGATAAAATTGTATTGATCAACAGGAGTGCTGCCTGTAACAGCAAAATAGATATTTATGCGCTCAAAAGCAAACTTCTTGCCGTCAGGGTCAAGTCCAGCTTGTCGCACAAAAACCTGAAACACAGAAGATCGCTTAATCGCTCCTGTGTACGTTCCAGAGCGCACCGTAACTTCTTCATCGTCAAAATCGTCCAGTTCCCCATGGGTTGGAACAGTGTTGAACGTGCACAAGCCGTTTAAACGCTGAAAAACCTTGCTTCGTAAACCAACCTCAGTGACGACAGCGGGTCTATTGTTTCTGACAAAACCAGTCGCTACACGCATCAAAGGATAGAAAGCAGCTCCGACTCCGCTTTCCTTGTTTGCTTCATCGTTTTTGTCAAAAATCCCATCAGTAATAAAATCTCTTGAGGGTTTGATGACTAAATTATGGCTAACAATTCCAACTTTTCGCTGACGTGACTCGTCAGAGTCAACACAACGTAGCTCAATAATTTGGCTTCTGTTCCCGTCGGGGTCATACCTGTCAAATCTTCTTTTTACCACTTTCCAAAGTGTATTGCCGATGGAAAATCTTTCGCCAATCTGCATCACTTCGTCAGCAGCAATTTGTTCTGCGGCAACAGTTGCGTTTATATCGTCAACGTTCTCGCCTCCTTTATTATCGCCACGTTGATACTTGTCTAGATCTATTGACGATGGATCAATATCAAACTCCACACGGTCCCCAGCTCTCACTTCAACTTCTGCTCTTCGCTGGCCTGCGTAATCATCATCAACAGTGATGCTTGTGCCGTTTGCTTTAATCACTCGAACCAGGCCCATGCGAGGGCTGTACTGTCGCCCTTCACCTTCTTGGTCCTGCTTGCGCACATCCTTTAAATCACTTTTTTTAGGACTAGCGTTTTCATTTTTATCGCCAACAATTTTCATACGGCGAAGAGTTAAAACAAAAGCCTGCCTGTTAGCCGTTCCGTCAGGTATGGATACGGTTTCATAGTTGACCCTATAACCGTTGCCATTTGGTATAGCCCCATAATTGCCAAAAGTTATGTTATTTGCCGGAGAATAGGCGTGGCAAAAATCTGTTGTTTGATCAGCAGTGTTGCTTGGGCACAAAAATACGTCGTAATCTTCGCCAACGTCTCCAATGGGATCCCCTGTGTCTGGCTCGCCTACTGTTCCATGTAGTTTATTTTTAACTCTTATTCGAGTCTGTCCAGAGACAGTCGTGTCGTTCTTCCAATAAAAAGCGAAAAAGTCTTGATGGACAATGTCAAGCGCGTTGTTGCCCAAGAAAATGCCTTCAAGTTCTGGCCCTTCAATCCCGTCAGGAGCCCCACCAGCATCAGACCCCTGCTCACCCACCACAAACATCAGCTTGGCCCGCTGCTGCGTTCCATGGCTAAACATCCGCGACCAAACAAGCTTTGGCGTGACAAGCATTCCGCCCGCCCTGGTGTCCTCGTTGTAAAGACCGAAAATGATTGGGATGGGAGCACCGTAATCTGCAAGCTCGTTGAGCGTGTCAAAACCTCGGCTTTGCGTAAAACGGTTGCCAGCATTGACGCTTCCAAGATCAAGCTGCGAACGCTTTGATGCCTCTGGCATCTTGGGCTTTGGTGTTAGCAGATAAGCAACACCGGTCAGCACAAGGCTGATTGCTAGGTTGACAAGAATTGCGGTGGTCGTTGCAGGCTCGCAACGAATATCGGGAATATGGGCGTATTCAGCTGGACGCACTACGCCCTTGCGTCTTACCTCAGCAGCAAATTTGCAATACTCCTCTTCCGTTATCCCAATCGTCTTAATTAACTCTTTCTCGTACGGAAGCAGGGGCACGTCGTAAACAGACGGGCCGAAGACCACTGAACCTTCTCCGACATTCGATTGACGTACAAGATTCCCGTCTGCCATGTGACTGCAAATGCCCAGGATTGCTGCGGTAGCAGCAGAATATCTCCATCATACTGAGGTCGATCTACACGGGAACCCCAGCGCATAAGGTCTCTGCAGATCTCCCACTTACTTGCCCCGTACCAAGACTGCTTAAACGGTGGCGCTTCAATACCCATTCGCTCCAATGCCTGGTAGCACATGTGGATGCAGTCGATATAGCCGTCACTGCCGTCAGCGCCGAAGCGATACGGCATTCCGATTAGATCACTGCAATCGGACACTGTTGCTGATCGGCAAATTGCCAACGATACGTTGGGTCAATGATCGCCTTGGCACATCCGTTCCAACAGCATCTAACACAGAACTCAGCTCTAGGTTGAACGAAACGTTGTCCCATTGCCCGCCAGTAACAACGCCGGTATAGGTGTGGACAACACTAGCGCCCGGACTATTCACCGTTGAGTCCGTGCCGGGATTCGTGTTTTCGATAATTAACACCTGAACCATCATTCGGTAACTGTTTTCAATCGCTTTGACGCCCCAAGAGCGCGTCAACTCGTTGTTTGGGAAAACCACAGAGGCCTCAAGGCCATCACCAGTGCGGTTGACGGTGACACCAGAAAATCCAAACGGCACAAACTGAAAAGCTGCGTTCGTACCATCTGCTCCGGTGTGCATCATATTTTTACCGATAAAAAAGTTTTGAAACCGAAAATCTCGGTCACCCTTGATCACGATTTGCAAAGCATGTCCAAAAGCATACTGAGTCACATTCCGACCCTCTTGCGAGTGCTGCTGCTCATTTGCAACCGCTTCAACGTTTGCTGCTCACCCTGTTTAGCACCCTGATTAGCAGCTTGCCTCATGCCAGCTTGGAACTGATCAGCCGTGACGTAATCAACGCTGTTAATACGTTCCACGGTGTAGCGAACGTCGATTGGTGCGGCAACTGCTGTTCCGCCACCTTCGTTCATGACTCCACTGCCACTACCGTTTTCAGGAATAACAGCAGGACCGCGAGCACCACGCGAGTAACGCGCCATGCTTTCACGCATCTTGCTTTCAGGAATAACGTACTCACCTTGACCACCTTCACCGACAAGAGCGCGGGTGGGGCCTGAAACATATCCGCCTTCAGCGTAAGCATTAAGAGGAATTCGACCGCCACCAACCGCAGAACCTCCAGGGCCAGGAACAACAACATCTGACCCAAACGGATTTCCTTGGCTGCCTGCAGGACTTGGAGAGAATCCAAAAGCAAATGCCTTGGCAATGCCAATCGCGATGTACGTCGCAATCATTTGCTGTGCTGTCTGCATCAAAATGTTTGCAACGTTGTTCAGGAAGTCAGCAAATACTTCTTCTGCAGTTTTTGTTCCTTCGACTAGCTCTTTTACTCCAGTTGTCATTGCGGCCGCAAAAGCATTGCCAATGCCAACAACTTGTTGTTCTAACAATCCCGCTTGCATTTGAGCAAGAGTCATCTCCTGAGTCAATTGAGCAATTGCTTTCGCTTCCTCTTGTGAGCCACCCTCTAGCAGAGTGTTTTCAAAAGCTCGCCCAGCTTCGCCTATAAACCCAGCGCCTAATCCCGCACCAGCAACACGAGCTTCTTGTTCAAGGTTGTATTGCTTTTCAAGTTGTCTCTTCTGCTCAAGCAAAGACAACTGTTCTCTTAACCTTTCTGTTTCGGCATCGCCTATTACTCCTGCATTTATTCGCAGGTCTTCTATTTGTTGTCGTATACGTTCTTCCGCTTCCCTCCCTGCCATTCTTGCCTCTATAAGCTTTATTTCTTTTTGTACGCCCAAAAGCACACTTTCTTGAGCCTGACGTTTTTTGTTTACGAAATCTGCATCCAACCTGAGAAGAGCTAAAGTTGCTTTTTTCTGAATAGTTTCTTCTTTTAACAACTGCAGTGTTCTGTCTATATTTTGTGCTCTTAGGTCAGCAAGATCAAGCTGTTCTTGCTCTAGAATTCTCCTGGCTTGCTGCTCTTTAAGGTCATAAGCATTCATCGGGCCTTCAAAAGGAATTCCAGACGGAAAACTAGAGTAAAGGTTATTAAGCTCGTTTTCTGCTCTATTTCTTTGTTGAATTGCAGCAATTTCTTGGTCTAAGCGCTGCAAACGCTCTCTTGTAGCTGCCGATGCAGCTGCCGCCCTGCGTCTTTCTACGTCTAAAAGCTCTTGTTGAATACGAAGCCGATCTTGAAGCTGAATCTTTGTTTTATCGGTAATAAAATTAAGCTCAGCAGCTCGTTTGTTTTTAGCCTCTAGCAATTTAATTTCTCTTACCGCGTCAATGCGTGCTTGTCCCGAAAGCTTTAAAGCTTCTGCTAGCTTTGTATTTATATCTTTTTGAATCCCTTGTAGTTGACGTTTGTACTCAATTTCCCTTCTGGCTAGTTGACCTTTTGCAGAATCGTCGGGACCAATCCTTGCTGCCTCTAAGTCCAGATCAGCTGTTTGTTGAGCAAAAACAAGAGTGCGCCGCAACTCTTCCGCAAACTTTTTCATTTCTGCCGTCGCCTCTGTTACCGCAGGACCAATAGACTCAATAGCCTTTTGAACGCTTCGACATGGATCAATTAGTTTTTCAACTTCTCTAAGCAAGCCGCCAACAAAGCTAATTCCTTGATTGACAAGCTTAAATATCTCAGCTACTAACTTTAATATGCCAGCTAAGGCGGCAGCAAAAGGAGCTGCAACCGCACCAAGCAGCACGCTGCCCGATGCAACGACCTCGTCAAAAGCTGCTTTAAGGAGATTTCCTGAATTAGCAATGTCTTTAATTACCGTCGCCGTACTGCCTGTCTGTTGTGCAACAGTTTGCTCAAGCAAAGCTCTGGCTTTGACAAAATTTCCAGACTCTTTAAGTTTTTCAACTTGAAATTTAAGTTGTTCAGATATGCGTATAGATGACTCTTCTAGTTTGCTTAAATCTAAAGTACGCAGTGCATTGCCCATTTCTTTGACTCGCCTTTGCGCTTCGTCAAATGCGTTACCAATCGTTGTACCGACCAGAGACAGTCCAAATCCAAACTCGCCTCCAATCATTCCACCAGCAAAGCCGCCTGCGGCACCGCCTACAGAAGCTCCTAGCCCTTGACCAAACAGCAACGGAAACGCACCACCAATTAACGCACTGCCAGATGCTCTTTTTTTCCTTTCAGCTGCTGCTGTTATTTTTTCTCGTTTTTCTAGGGTTTCGTTAATTTTTTTCTCAAGTTGTGCTTGCCTGTTTGCAAGAATCATTTGATCCCTACGCTCTTTGCCAGTCTTTTGAGCGCTACTTAGGCGGTCTAAGTAGATTTTTGCCTCTTCTGCAGCTTTTTGTTTGGCCTCAATATTTTCTCTGCGTATTTCCAGGTGAACCTGTCTTGCAGTTTTAACTGTATCGACAACTCCTCTATATTTTTGAGCCAATTTTTCAACTTCTTGAGTTCCTTGACGCAAGGTTTGCAGTTTTTGCGCTTCTTCTTGATTTGCCTTTTCCGTCAGACGAAGAATTGAGGCATACACCTCCTTCATGTCACCGGCAATTTGACCAGCCTGAGCAGTCATCCCCATCTGTGGGAGCAAAGACTGTGGTCGCATTGGCGACCTAAGCGCTACTGGAACACTGGGCGGCAGTGGCGACCTAAGCGCTGTTGCAGACGCAGGTCCTGGCCCAATCGGTCCTCCATATTGCGTTCCACCACGCAAAGTGCCTGATCGCCCTTGGTTGCGAACACGGGCAAGTAACTCTGCCTGTTCGCGAAGAGCATCGTTCGCTAAGTCTTGAGCACGCGCAAAATCCCTTGCTGCTGCAGTTGCTTCTTTACTGCCAAGAGCAACATCGTTTAAATTTATTCTTGCATCTTTAAGCGCCTTGCTAAAGTTGCCAACAGAATTGACAACCGCTGGGCCTAAACGCCAATCGTTAAAATTAACAAGAAAATTATTTAGTTGCCCTACTTGAGACGTAGTTAATTTAATTTTTCGCGTAAGCGCCGTAATGGCCTGGGTGTTTTGTACGCCGACCTTGATATTTACGCCGTAGTCAGCCACAAGCCCAGACCAAAGACCTATTGCACCACTTTACCTCCTTCGCATCGCTTGCGCCGCCCGACTGGTTTGCACGCGATCTTTTGCCTTGTCCTCCTGTTCGTTTTTCAACTCAAAAAAAGCAGCCCAGCCGATCAACTCTTCTTGCGTCAAGTCCCGTGAAAGCTGGGCTACTGTCATGCCCAGCTCTTTGGCAAGAAGAAAGATAAAAAACCAGCTGTTATTTGCTTTTCAAATCTGCCTTAGCATCCTCCACCTTATTGCTTGCGCCAGAAGACAGCATGGCTAGCTGAATTTCTTGCAGCACACTAGCTTCTACAGCGTTTTTTAAAGCAGCTTTTTCGCCGTCTTGGAACAGACGCTTGCCGTCAACATCCAACGCCTTTTCAATCATCATGCTTAACGCAAAGTCGTTAGCGTCATCAGTCCCGACTTTTTTTTGAATTGACTCGCGTTCAGCAATCGTCAAAGGATGCCAGTAGATCTCAAGCGCCACCTCATCGCCATCCTTAACCTCATGCTTGTAAAGCTGGCTAACGCCAAACCTGTTGCGAAGCAGCTCAGTGGCACGCATAAAACAATGTCGTTTCAACTAATATACTATACAACTGCCGTGAATTGGCAAGAAACAATTCCTAGGAAATGAGGACGGTCTTCCAATTCAATTGAACTAGGGCCACTAACGTCTAACACCCTTGGTGACACACTAAATGTGTCGGTGTAATTACTAGCGTTTACAGAAGTCAAGCCGTCAATAACCGACTCGCTAACCGCTGCTAAAGCTGCCGTACCAGCAGATTTTGGCACGTACACGTTGCACTGGACTACGCCGCTGTAATAATCGGAAGCCGCCCCGTGGTTCTGAAGCGTTGACTGATTGAACGTAATTTTTATTGACACGTATTTTTTGTCTTTACTTGGCGTCGTAAATCGAACGTTGTCGTAGACCATCGACACCGTGGCGTCTGCATCTGTCACTGCGTCAGTTACAGCCTTTTCAAAAGCAGCTCGGGCGTTTACAAGCGTCATTAGTCAGATGCCTCCAAAACAGCATTGCCCTCATAGTCAGCGGCTAACTGACCACCCATTTGTTGTTGCGGGGCAAACGAAACGCCTGCATAAATCGTTCCAAGGCGCGGTTTTTCTCTAAACGCATTTTCAACAAGGTTCTTCATCTCACCTTGAATAAACGCAAGAGGACGACCATCCTCCAATGCATACTGGGCGTAGTGAGCCTGATTGCCAATGTAAACAGGACTTTTTTTAAAATTAACTCTTGGAATTTTAAATCGTCTTTTTATTTTTCCTTGCCCAAACATCGGACCCCACGGCGTTTCTCTGCCTTTTGAGTTCGTAGTTTTAAGCTCATACGCTTCTTTCCAAGGCATTCTTGTTCGCCTTTGGCGATCGCTTTCTTTTCGCGACTCTCTTTCTATGGGCCTTCCCTGCCGTGCTTTCCAGCTAGACGCAAAATATCCTGTGTAGACAGGGCTATTCTCCTCAGTAGACAGCCTTAAAATAGCAATTTCAACTAAATTGTTAAAGGCTTTGTCAAAATATGCCTCATAGTCGTTCTCAAAGTCATCTAAATTGTGATCTACAAGTTTAGCCATTAGAACACCACCTCCACTATGAACAGATACTCCTGACCGCCTTTATAGGTGCGAATGTCCGTGATTTGAGCAACACGGCTAGACCCTGCATAAGTAAGCGAAATCGTGTCTTCAAACGTTGGTTGGCTGTCGCCAATCTGATCGGGCGTCACATACAGCTTGGCTGTGCGTTTTTCAGCCTCGGTCTCTTCCTCAGAACGCACAAACTCGACTGGCACCTGGATCGAATAAGTCGTATCCGTCGTCGTCAGCGCTCCAGTGCTGGTGTTATAAGTCGGAGATGCCTTGCGGGTGTACGTAATCGTGTGGTCAAACGACTTGCCCAGGTCGGCAACAACCGACTTAGCAACGTTCTTAAACAGACTGTCGAGTGCGCCTGCCATTTCAACCCCTCACAACGCGGAGAGAATACGAGCCACTGCCGCCCAAACAATAAGCGCCGAGATAAGACTGAAGCCAAGGATAAACGTCGAATACGTTGTTAACAGTTCCAGTAGCCTGACTAGAAGTGTTGTACTTGACTTCCATTTCTCCAAGCTTGACGGACTCGTAAAGCCCCGTATCGCCGGTAGTCCCTGTAATCGAGTCCGTGTCATTAGCCAGTGCATTGGCTAATTCATAAGTAGCGTATTTAATGTCGTTTGGAATGCTGGTGCAAACCAACTCCACACGATCCACGTGATAATCGTTGCGAGGCCAGCTCAGCGCTTGGCTGTCATCGCAACGCTGACCATAAAAATTCAACGTGTCGATCCAGCGGGTGGCTGAGATCAGCGCTCGATTCTTTGCGTCATCAGTTTTGTTGTCCCAGTGAGTGCTGCTTGGGACGGTTTCAAAATATGCGTCAGCTTCTGCCAGCGTTACATAGCTGTTGGCTGTCTCACTTTTCAGTGTGGCGTTGATCGTGGCAGCCATAGCAAGAAAAAGAAGAGGCCCCACCTAATGGTAGGGCCATTTGTCTCGTCAAGATCAGGACTTGAGGCCGTTATCCAGAGGAGAGTTAACAAAGATCTCAACCATGGGGATGAGGTCGATGTCGTAGGTGGCAGACCAGTTGCTGCCGGTACGCAGGTTTGCGTTGGTGGGGTTGTCAGAAGC